TTCAGGGGGCCAGTCTAGCACGGAGCCAACGAGCGGGGTATTTAGAATGGTATTCCCAGAGCCATCTGTTATGAGGACATACCACCTCATCCCGGCAATGTTCCATTTGACCTGGCAGTTATAGACGGTGCCATCAAGGATCGGTGTAAAAGTCATGCTTTGACGATCATTGCCGGTAAACGGATAATTCTGGGTTGTCATGGCCCTACCCCCAACTTACCCAATAGGCCGGTTATTGCTTCCGATACAGAGCTCCCGAGTGGCGTGTTGCCAAGAGCATTGGCGGTATTAGTCCAGGATGGGTCGGTTACCATATCCCCGGCGCCAATCTTGTTTAAAAAATTGTTCACAGCCTGCTCTGCACCATTATCGGTTATCAGTGGCTGCTCGAAATCCCATATCCATGAACGCTGTGGTAATGGATCATTACCAGAAGTGATGTCCCTCACGACACGCAAAATGCAGTTGCTATAGATAACGGATGGGGTGGCGACGATAAACGTGCCGCCTAAGTTAGAATGCGCCTGAAGGACAGACTGCAAAGCACTCATAGTGACGAGCTTTGTCATCGCCCCGGTGTTTTCATTGACCGGGGCCTCCATTACCAACGAAACGCGCAAAGGCTGAGCAAGCAAGGCGTTCGCAGCTACCACCTGGTTGGCGAAAGGGTATCTGGCAATTTCATAATCAACCATTGTGGCGCCCTGAACCGGGCGCCAGTGGCAGAAATATTTATCCAGATCGGTTAGGTTTATGGCTCCTCCAAGCAGTCCCGTAACAAAGCTCGAGCTCTGCGTCAAAGCGACGATCGGGAGCATTCCTCCAGGAATGGCCTGCGCTATCCCTCCGCAAAGTATTACTGGGGATATTTCAAAACCCAGCTTATACATTTCACGTGTGAATCCCATTACCTCGCCCCCAATTGCGCTGAAGTTACCACTGCATTCCCACCGGTATTGTTATAGATCTGAATGACTGTGCTCTCAGAAACTCTGCTACCAGCCCCTTCTTTTTGAGATATAGCAGAAATGAGTTTCGCGATAACCTGAGGATCATTGAGATTCAGTTTCTGATTCTCATTAAATCCAGTAGTTTTAACCACATGCCGAATATACTCAGCGGTATTATTTTCCTTAGGAGGAGCCCATTTTCTTGCAATATCTCCTACCGTATTTATTCCTTTAGCGCCATACATTTGAAGTTGCTTTGTCGCCGCCAGTACGCCTTCATCCAGCGTTGGGAAGACGGCAAATTTACCGCTTCTCGTATTCTCGCTGCTATATCCTTCAGCCCACCGCAGATTTCCCGGATTATTAAATCGATCTGCAATAGTCCTGTTTCTGTCGGAAGTATTTGCAGGTGTGGGATCAACAGCTTTAACGGTTCCATCTTCAAAGAAGCGCCTAACACCCTTGAGCCAGCCCCATACATGCGGGTCATCATTGCTTCCAGGAGTATAGGATTTTCCCGTTTTCGGATCGATGATGGTGCTTGGGCTCAACATCGTTGACCCGGATGATATATCCGCAGTAGAGATACTCGCTTTCCCTGTTACCCAATCAATAACCTTGCCAATTAGATTTCCCATTTTCTCTACTTTGTCCATAAAGTTGCTTACATCTGTGGAAAATTCAGGAGAAGCGAGGTAATTACCGAACCGCTCAATGCCGCCGGCCAGCGCATCAATCCACTTGCCGAGTTCGGGTGATTTCAGAACGGTATCGATCGCGCCTGACAGCGCATCAGACAGCTTGCTCAGTTGCGGCGTGAGTGGCCCCAGGCCGCGCACAAACGTGTTCCTGATGCTCTGGCTGCTGTAGTCGAGCTGGACGTTAAAATCCTGCCACTGGCGCGCCTGCTGGTCGGTAATTTGCAACATACGCGCATCCTGCTGCGCGCGCTTCTCCATGGCGGTGATCTCTTCATCGCTCATGTTTTTGAAGCGGTTCAGGTCGTCCAGTGTAAAGAAGTTTGTCAGGCCGTGCGCCTGTGCGCCCTGCAGCGTGCTGCCGTTCTGCACGAAGATATCGCGCGCATTACGGATCATCTGCGGGAGCAGTTTGGCCGGGTCCTGGTCGGGGTTGTTAATCCCCATCGCCTGAAACGTCCAGCGCTTCGACAGGTCCATTTGCGAATCGCGGATAGCGCCCAGCGTACCCGCCGGATTACCGAGTGCTTTCTGGTAGTTTATGGCGGTGGAATCAAGTGCGCCGATACTCGTCCCAAGCCCGAGAGAAGTAAACCGCTGGGCACCGGTGGTGGCAGCCAGCCGGTTGATGCCGAACAGGCCGCCAACGCCAAGGACGCCGGTAAATATCCCGACAATGCCACCCCATGACAGAAGGCTGGCCGTCGCTTCCTTGATATGCCCTGCCAGCGATTTAGCGTCTTTCGTCGCATCGCTGAGGAATCCCTTCGCAGAGCGAGTACTTTTGTTGAATTCGTCCTGCTTTTTCTTCGAGTCTTCCAGGTTGGTATTGAGCCGATCGATACCACTGTTGATAGTCAGAATGGCCTCGGCCACGGCATTAAACTCCGCGCCTAACTCCTTCGTCTCACCTTTGGCCTTTTCGGTCTGCTTGCTGCTTTCGCCAATACCAACGGCAGCTACCCGCCAGGCTTCCGGTAAATCATCCAGCGCGCTCTGGTACTCGCGAAACCTTTCCATAAACGCGACAAACTTGTCGTCATTTACGTCAATGTCGACGATCGACTTAGCTACCATTGAAGAAACCTCTTTCTTTGAGCGCGGCGAGAAGGTAGCGCTGCCGGTACTGCGCCGGGCTGGCATACTCCTCGCCGGTGATCTCCCTTATCACCTGCCAGAAGCCCTCATTAGACGCCCAGTCTAAGAGGGTATAAATGACGTTTCCGGCGGGGCATTCTGGGTCGGGGTATCGGTAACCGGCTTCGACGTCTGCAACGAATCGCGGAACGCCGTAACGCTCGATGAGGTTAGTTGCCCATCGTACATTTTGATCACCGTTCCCACGGTCGGCGCGATCAGGTTTGCCTTCTGAATAGCAGAGGAAACCATAAAAAAAACCACTTCGCCTTCGACCTCGCGATACTCATCAGGGGCGATAATCCCCTGATTGAATGCCACCTCAAGGGGCGTGGTTTTCCACTGGCCGCCGACGTTATGGATAACGACCGTCAGTCGCTGAATTTCATCTACGATGTTCGGGCCTGCCCGACCGTTATCGATTTCCGCTTTCAGGCTCTGCCTCAGCATCATCGCGGCGATTCTGGCGGCGCCAAGACCACCCACCTGCGAGATGAATTTTGTGAACAGGTTCCCCAGCAGGATGCAGTGTTCTTCCACCACCTCATAGGGGAATGGCGTCACATGCAGGTATACGATCGAGCCGTCTTCGCGGGTAACGTTGGTGACCAGATTCAGTTTCTTGTCAATTTTCATGCATTACACCCACATGTTGTCGTTGGTGACCATATAGCCGCTGATGGTTACCACAAAAGCCGGGTCCATCCCGCTGAAAGCCAGCTCGTTGAAGTTGACCAGATAGCAGTTGAGCAGCGTGATATTGCCGAACGTCGTTGCATCCGGCGTTACCACGATTTCACCCAGCGACGTGTCGGTTAAAAAGCGTTGCCGGTAGCTTTCGCCCAGCCCCTGGGTTTTCAGGAGATGCACGGTCAGCGTTACCTGCTGATACGGCGCCTGGCTGCCGACGGTTCCGGTCATCGTAGGGATGATGTCGGTCGCCGGGCCATCCGGACGCAGGCTAATGCCGTCCTTTGCCAGGTACGACGCCGAAACGTTCAGCGCCGGTGTGTCCGTGACGGAAAGAGCCCCGCGTACGCGGTTAAGGAAGCCCTGCGGTACTAATGGGTTCGCCATTTTTTACGCCCCTACAAAGTTCGTTACGTTCACGTTAAACGTGATGGATTCGAAGCCGCGGCGCGGCGTCATGACGGCGCTCAGCCCGTTATATTTGCCTTCCTGGTAATCGGAGGGGTTCAGGCTGTTGTAGTTACTGAACGGCACGGCGTTGATCACGGCGTTGCCGGCGTAAGTGCCTTTGTCATACTCGGTGTTGAAATCTTCCTGCGTAAGTTGCGTGTCAATGACGCGACCGAGGATCAGCCCGTAGCTGATGCCATTACGCAAGGTTTTCAGAGCACGACGCTGCAGGCGGTCAATGCCCTTCTGCTCGTAGTACAGCGGGTTAACGGTGGTGTTGGAGCCGTTGATAATTTCATTCGCCAGGTCGAGCTCAAGGTTGATCGCCGTCCACGCCACCGAATACCAGTAGTTGAACGGGTTACCGTCGAGCATGCGGCCGGTGAACAGCACTTTATTGCTGAGACCACCTTCTGCGCCGGTGCCGACGTAGTTGATGTTGTTGTCCTGCAGCGATTTCAGCAGTGCGCTGTTACCTTCCAGCGGGTACTCAGTCAGGCCGTACATAAAGCGGTACGACATCGGCGGCACCATGTTGCTCGACCCCGGGTCGTTTGCCAGGGATGACTGGAACGGGCCGGCCATGGAAAACTCGCTCGCCGGAATATCCGGAGCCTCGACGCCGGCAAAGACAGTTTTGTATTTCGTCGCAGTCCACGCTTCATAGGTCGCGATCGTTGTGGTGACAAAGAAGTAAACCAGACTTCCCGGCGAAGTATAGAGGCTGGTCAGGGTTTTAAATTCATCGACCGAATCCCATTCGCGCGGCACCAGATAGGAGAAAAACTTCTGGTAGGTGTTACCCAGGGAGACGTCTTCAGCAATGAAGGTTGTCAGCGCTGCGACAGCTGCCTCCATGGACACATCGCCCAGTTCCAGCACATAAACAGCCCGCGTTTTACCCTGGGCCCAGAACGAAGTATTCATCTGGGAAATTTCGGTCTGCACTACCGTTTTTACCGTTCCCATTGCCGTTGCGGTTCCTGGGTTGGTCGTCAGCGGATAGGTGAAGGTGTTGGCTCCTGTCACCGTAGCGGTATAGGCGCCATTGTACCCCGCCGGAGTCGCGCCGGAGATGATCACCGGGACCTGCGACCCGTTAGTCCATCCGTGAGCGGCAGCCAGCGTGACGGTTACCACGCCAGTAGCCCAGGCGAGCGTCGAGATGGTTTTCGCCGGTGCAAGGATGTCGGCCAGGTCGGTTTCACTGGTCAGCAGCTGATATTCACCGGCATTCAGCGTCGTGCCGCCCATAGAAATCATCGCCCCGGACTTTAACAACTGCGAGGGCTTCGGCGGATTCGTCACCGACACGTTAATATTAACAATTGCCATTTACTTATTTCTCCGGGTCAATGGACGGAATTGCAGACGTGATCAGCTGGCGCGCTAAGTTACGCATCCGTTGCTGGTAATAATTGATTTTAAATTTGATGGTCTTACGCATGGCGATGATGTTGAGCTCGTTCTGAGTGACTCGCTCATCCTGCACGACGGGAATATTCATGATCCCCATCTCCGGGGCATCGCCGGTCGTGTAGTCCTGCACATACCGCACAAAGTCTTCAATGCTGGCGTTACGCAGGCCGGTGACCGAAAGCGTGACATCTTCCGTTACCAGCTGATACTGGTTTTGCTTCTCGTCCAGATAGAACGCGCCGGCGATCGGTGACGTGTTACTGCATTTCACTGTCGCATAGGGCGGCGAAAGGTTCTGCGTTGAGAGCATCGCCGGGAACATCGGCATGTACTGATTCAGGGCCAGCCAGATCGGCAACGAGCTCGACACCACTACGTCAGAGAGGTCTATGTCATCCGCAGAGTTGATGATCTGCGACCGCATGTGCGGGAAAATTGCCTCTCCGGTGTAGTGGTACAGGTTCGCCGGCTCATTCAGCCCGGTACGCCGGGAGAACGAGAACTGAACGCCAAAAAACTCGCCGATGTACAGCACCTCTGACCCGATGTCGTTAAACGGGTCGATGTCCGCCTGCGCGGTGAACGTCACCACGTTGCGATCGTACAGTTGCTCGTCGTCCTGAATGGTTTCGGTCGTCAGGTGCAAATAACCTTTCACATCTACCGTATCCGGCTCATTGTTCGGATCGTCTGACAGGACCGAGGCTTTCACCCAGAACACGAAGCCATCGAGCGGAAGTACCTTTCTGATGTACTTCGTGAACGTCACCACCTGGAACCGGCTCAGATCATCCAGCCCCTGTGTCAGGGTAGCGTTAAGCTCGGTTTTGGCGTTCTGTAACTCACTCAGGGAAGGCATTCAGCACCCCGCTTACCCAGGCTCGCATAGCTGCCTGATAGGTTCCTGTGTCAATGAACGAAGGGCGTGGCGGCCCCTTTTTGCCTTTAAAGCGCTTCGATATACCCTCAAGCGCGCGGCGCGTTGGAACACCAGGGAGGCCGTTCATCTCGGTGTTATCGAGGAAGCCGACAAAGAGATCGTGAACTTTGGACATTGACTCAGCGAGCGGGTCTTTTGCCGGCGGCGCGCCGGCGAACATGTTTTCAAACGCTGCGGCCAGGTCTTTGCTCATCAGATCAGCGATGTCGTTCCCGTAGCGGTCAAAGAACGTCTGCATAATCTGATACCTCGCTTCCAGCTCTTCCGCTACGCTCCCCGTCGTGGTGTCCTCGTCCTCGTAGGGGATATCGATAACGCCCAGATGAAAGGTGATCATGTCAGACCCCACAGGCTCCCGAACTGCTGAGCGAACATCAGGTAGCGACGGCCCCACGGGTCCTGGAGCATCTGCAGATCTGCCAGCGACAGGTCTTTGAAGAAATCAGGGACCAGGCGCTGTGCGCTGGTAGAGTTATCCCCGGCTCCCGTGATAACCCCGGCTTTGAAGTCATTCAGCCCATATTGTTTACGGAACTCAGCAAACACAGCCTCTGTCCCGTAATTGATGAGAAACGATGCCCCAAGGTTATAAACCGCGATGCTGTACATGTTAGGCATAACGCACGCGATGTCCGGGTTAACCCATTCAATGGCGCCGCCATAGGCGAGAGAAAAAGACGGCGAGTCGTCGGGAACCTGGTCGGGGGTGATGCCCATATCAGATCGAACGAATTCGATGAATCCCGACAGACTGGTGGTCATTTCTTCTTGCTCCCGGCTTTCGGCGTGACAATTTTTTCGTTGATGGTCGGGTCGTCTGAATGGTCATCGCGCCCCTTGGCCTGCTCTGCGCTGAATTCCATGTCACCTTCGTAGCCGATACCGCTTTCGCGCAGTGTGTTATCCAGCGCGGCGACGGATGCCTGCCGGCGGTTATGAGCCCCGCGGGTCAGATGACCATCGTTATCGCGAATGGTTTTCTCAATAACGCTGGCGGAAACGGGTTTGTTGATGCTGTAGCACAGGCCGACAAATGCCTGGCTCTGGTCGATTTTGGTTGAGTCAACCAGACCGTAAACCTGATGATGCTGAATAACCGCTTCGACTTCTTCGGTCGAGCCATCCAGAACCTGCATCTGTGAGCCGTGCTCAATGGGGATCTGGCGAAGGCGCCCGGTTTCCAGCTGGCGGAAAGTGAAGATGTGGCGCTGCTTGGTAGTGTTGGCGATGTACAGTTTCATTGTTTACCCTTCGTAAAAAAGCCCCTGCACAGCGAACCATGCAGAGGCTTAAGCACTTCTCAATTTCGCGTTTTAGGAGCTGTATGCCATCGACAGGATGGTGATAGCTTCCGGACGGACTGCCCAGCCAGCCGTAGAGCGCATTTCTGACAGCACGTCGATAGCGCCCCCGGGGATTGGCGTCGGGATTTCCATCGGTGCCGCCATGTCGGTGAACATCAGGGCATTAGCCGCCAGAGACGGGCTCAGTTTGGCGAATTCGTTGGTGTTCACGGTGGAGTTAACCATCGGCACTTCCACTTCCGGGATGGTGATAACCACCGCGTCAGTACCGCCGGCACCGGCGCCGATCAGCGTGTCGTCGTACACCCAGTCAACCTGAACATTCGCGCCACGGAGAACCTCTTTCACGGTGCCGCCGACGGTATCAGTACCGCCGCCAGGACGCTGATAAGATGTCAGCTGAACGATCTGCTGAATCTCCATCGCGCCCAGCACTCGCTGCGGCCCGAGGATAACAACACGCTGCTGGCGACCCAGTTGCATGGTGCGGGTCAGCGCGGCCTGTACATGGCCCAGCAGATAGACAGCCATCTGTCCATGGTCGTAGGTCAGCACAGTGGTGTTGCTGTTGCTGTCCGGCGGCAGGGTTTCGGTGGTCGCGCCTGCGGTGTTCAGCAGACCTTCGCCGCCTGCCGGGTTCATGCCGTACAGCAGCGCAGAACGCAACTGCTGGAAGATGCCCTGACGCATGCCGAGACGCTGAGCTTCTGGCAGTGCCACGTTCCAGTTACCGGCCGCCGCGGTGTCGTGGTGATCGTAGATACCACGGCAGCGGAACAGGTAGGTTGGAGTGGAGATCATGCGCGCCTCGAGCGCCACGCTCGGCAGCTGGTTGGCGTTGCCGGACTGGCTGGAGGTTACCTGGGTACGAATATCCAGGCGGCGCATATAAACGTACTGGTCGCCTACGCCAAGGCGGACCTGCGGGTTACCGCTGGCGATGGTTTCGAACGCACCGGACGCCTGCTGGTAACCAATGATCAACTCCGGCGCAATATACGACGGGTTGACGATGGTGTAGCTGGGGGTAATTGCAGCCATTTAAAGCTCCCGATTAAAGTAAGACCAGCGCGCAGCTGTCGGTGTTGTTCCAGGTAAGGAAGCCCGTAGCGCTGTCATAGCTGACAGTTTTAGAGTTCCCACTCTCGATGGAGATGACTTTCACCGGCAGGGTGATGTCTGCCTGAGCCACAGCGCCGATAGCGCCCTGCGTGGTCGCGGAGCCGCCCGGCGCGCTGGCAGGCGCATAGGTGAAGGTTGTCGTACTCGGTACGGTCAGCACAACGACGGTGCCGTTATAGGCAGCCGGATCTACGCCGCTGATCTTCACGTACTGGCCTGCAGTCAGACCATGTGCAGAGGCAGTGGTGGCGGTGGCCACGCCATTCGAGTAGGTAACAGCGGTCGTGTCAATGTCAGCACCGGAAAAAGCCGCCGCGGCTGCGGTGGTCACCTGGTTATTGACGAAGTCCCACGCCAGCGGCGTTTTCACCGATGCGCCAGCGGTTCCCAGTGCGACCACCTGCGCTGAAGCTTTCAGCGGAACGCGCATGTTGGAGCCAAGGCGATAGAATGAAACGCTCATGCCGGACGCATACAGCGGAACTGGTGATTGCGGAGTGGTAAGCCCGTTGTGGGCCTGGTTGAAGACGGTGAAGCCTTCGAGCTCAGCCAGTGATACAGCGCGACGAATAGTCGACCCGCGAGGGCTGGAATTCACGCCGGACAGCAACTCGGCAACCGGCAGGCCACCCCACAGCGGTTTGGTTTCGGTGGCGGCGACAGTGCCGGAAGCCAGGTTAAAGCGGTTTGCCGGATCATCCAGAGCAACACCCTGAATGAAGCCATCAGACTGCACACCGAAGGAACCAGCGGCATTCGTGGTCGCCATCGGGTTAAGAGATAAATTAGCCATGCTTCAGAGCTCCCGTTAAGCCTGGTTGTTAAAACTGGTGACCTGACGCTTGCCAGACTGGAACGGCGCCCAGGTGACGGCGGGATCGCCTTCAAAGGTGCTGATCTGGCGACCGGTTGCATCGGCGCGCTTAATCTCGCGCAGCATACCGGGACCAACTGACAGGCTGGCCGCCTTCTGCGCATCAGCGTAGATATGCTTTTCGGCAGTGCTCAGCAGTTGAGAATCAGCGATAGCAGAGAGATCGACGGCTTTGTAGTCCGGAGAATGCTCCTGCAGTTGAATCATCAGACGGCGGCGATACGCCATCGGTTTTTCACCGGACAGCGGGATCGGGGCGCGTTTGCCAAAGCTGGAGAAGACGCTATCGGCTTTCACCTGCGCTTCTGCAACTTCGTTGCGCTCTTCGTCGCTCAGTTCGGTAGGAATGCGGGAGCGAAGCTCAGCAATTTCCTGGAGGATTTGAGAGTCGGCTTTTTCTTTTGCCATTTTCTCAGCCTCTTCGGCATCCGCCTTTTCTTTGGCTTCAGCATCAGCTTTTTCCTTCGCGGCTTTCTCTTCCGCGTCGGCTTTAGCTTTCGCCTCTTCCGCTTCTTTGTCTTCTGCGTCAGCCTTTTCTTTCTTGGCGGCCTCTTCGGCGTCAGCCTTGGCTTTCGCTTCCTTCTCTTCGTCGGCCTTAGCCAAACGCGCATCGATCGCCTTATTAATCAGCGCTACGATTTTTTCCTCGTCCATCTTTTCAGCCTCTTCAGGAATGGAATCAGATTTAACACCGGTAGGGGCAAGGAGCTTGTCCCACACGCCCTGTTCACAAATTGCAACGTGGTCGAGCAGCTCGGGGGATGGCTCCACCAGTAGAGGCTGACCGTCGACAATGATTGATTGAGCAACCTCTGAGAACTTCACAGTTGGCGAGGTGCTTAATTGCCTTGTTGCCATAATTTCAGCAGCTTCGGCGTCGTACACACGCGCAACGGCCCACACTTCGCCCTTATCGGCAACCCAGGCATTTGTCAGGGTGCCAATAACGCGCTTTGAGAACTCGTCGCTATCAAGTGTTCTTTTTTCGGGGTGAAGCCAGATAAGCGGTACGCCAGCTACCCGCTGGAGAAATTCAGGGGTGAGATAGTCGTCCGGGTTACGGAACGTCATCTCCTGATCTGCAGATCGCCAGGTAACCCCTGTTCCGGTCACCCGGATGGCGAACATCCACATGTTGTAAAAATATTGCGGGCTGCTGAGCGTTCCGTCAGCGATGAGCGCGGCCACGTCGGTTTCGTTGAGCGCCTGCTGCGCCAGCATTTCAGCGAATGGCTGATGAAGCGGCTTTGGCAGATCGTCAATATGGAACCATCCGGCGGCCAGCGATTCGTCGTTTATCTTCGCTTCGAATTGCTCCGGCACGTCGGCGCGGTAGGTCAGGTAGTCACCATGTACGCTGTGCGGCGTCAGCGGGCCATCGTACTGATAGCCTGTTTCCTCCAGCACCTCGCGCCGTGCGGCGTCTATGGCTAACTCTCCCGGCTCTATCGTCCCGCCCGGCTGGCACCATGTGCCATCATCCGAGCGCTGGATCAGGAAGACGAACTTCCCCTGACGGAACATTATCCCGCTGCCAAAAATAGCCACGTTTTAATGCTCCTATGCTGCTTTCATGGACTCCAGGAACTTGCGGCCCTTCTGGGTCAGCATGTCCTCGGGAATGCTGCGGAGGTTGTACAGATAGGTGACGTAGCACCGACAGAAAACCTCTTCGCCAGGCTGCGTAATTTCGTCGAGATAGCCGGCAGGGCCAGCTTTGACATAGCCATTTTTCTGCGCCCAGTTCCCGCGGATGAGATAGATCAGCTTGTCCCTCTCCTTGTGATCTTCCCGGTAGTCGTACCCTGGCTGGCGCCAGTGGCTATGCCACTCGGCAGCAATCGCGTTGTTGCCCGTCGCGATGATGTTGTCGATATTGGCGATCAGCTTATGGCTCTGGTCAATCATCACGCGGCGCGCTTCATAGTCCACCTTCTCGGCGGCCTTCTGAATGTGCGCCGCCGTCTCCCGCATCGTTCCCTGAATGCCGGTCAGCGCAATGCTGTCTGCTGAGGGAATGCTGCTGGCCCATCCGCTAAACCGCGACAGAGTAGTGTCGATGGCTTTCTTGCGATTCAGCTTTATCAGGTCAACGCTGGCCAGGATGCGGCGATCCAGCTCGCTGCGTAACTTCGGCTCCATGTAGTTCAGCGTGAAGCGTGAAAGCCCCTTGTGGCGCTCCAGCGCTCCAGCCTTGCTCACCTGCAGGTCATAGGTCTTACGCAACCGATCGGACACCATGCTCATGTAGTCGTCATCAGTTTCGCTTTCGGCCGCTTGCCGGATAATGGCCTGCCATTGCTCCAGCTCCTGCCGCGAGGTGTAGCCATTGCGCAGAAAGAACTTCACCGCCTCGCGTACGGTGCGCGTGAAAGTCTTCATAGCATCATCCCGCCGCCGGGCTCTTCATCCCGTGGCTGTTCAGGCCGGTTAGCCTTTAACGAGTCGATATCGAGATCAAGTCGCTGCGGGAACAGGCTTTCGTTAGCGTTCGCGTTGGTCTGCGCCCACTCGATAAGAAGCGCGCGGTTCTCATCATCCGTGTTGACCTGCGGGAGAAGGACTTCCAGCATGCTGACGATGGCCTTAAAGCGGATTTCGTCGACCTTCACTTTTTCGCTTTCCGGCTCTTTCAGGGATGACGGCCAGCGATATTCGAAGTTGTTAATCCATGAGGAGAAATACAGGCTGTACGTGTTTTTAAGCTCCGGGAAGTCAGCACGCAGAGAATTGAAAAACTCAATGCTCCAGGCGCGATACTGGCAAATACGGATGAAATAGTCATACAGCGGCTCAAGCCACTCGCGGATGTTGTCGATGTAGACTGCAACAGATCGAGCGTCTTCCGTCCCCTCGCCGAAGCCCTGGGCGAATGTTTCCGAGTTCAGAATGATAGCCGGCATGTCAGCTGCCGCAGCGATATTCTCCAGAATGTGATTCCGGGAGGAGTCGAGCGGCTTTTCCAGGTTGCTCAGGTCGATGGATTCGATGCTGTCATTTGCGCCGATCTGCAGGACCTCGCCTGTCTTCCCTCGCTTCAGCATCATTCGTTTGATGCCGCTGAGCTTTTGCATCATGTTGTTGACGACTGAGCTCGGTCCCTGAATCTTCGTTACCAGCAAGCCACCCTTCACGGAAACCATGTCATCGGTGCGCATGGTCTGGATGAAGGATTTCAGCGGGAACAGAGCGCGCTGGTAAACGCTGCGACCGGTAAAGCCAAAGGCAGCAGAGTTATAGGCCAGATAAATCGGGTCCTCGTTCTGTTGCACAACACAGCGGGATTTGTGATACGGCTTGCCCGCCACTCTGATCCCGTCGACCTTCTGAAAGTCCTGCGCGTTCGGATCCTGGTTCAGGACGATGCTTCCGGCAGTGTTCAGCGGGTCGAGAATGTTGAATGTCACGTTGTGCTTATACAGCGTGCGGTAGTCCACCGCAGAGGACGGCTCCTGGTTATCAACCAGCATTGCGATCGCCGAAACACCGTAAATGCGAGAGATGCGCGCCGCATTAGCGATGTGCTTATCGGCGCCCAGTGCTTTCCACTCCCGCTCAAATGCATCGCGGAGACGCTGCTCAATGCCATACGCCTGCGAAATGTGAACCGTGCGCGACTCGTTCATCGCCATCTTGATCGGGCGATCTACCATTTTCCCGCCCAACGGGTGGAAGAGGTAAATCGTTTTGCAGGTCTGATAGCCAGCCGACATACCCGGCTGAATGTCATCGCTGTCCAGGAGCGTGATCAGCTCCGGCGAGCAACTGCCGATTGCGATATCATCTTCGTTCATTGGTTTTCTCGCTAGAGTGCGTCGCCGCTACCGAACGCGATGATCAGCCCGTAGGTGTAATCATCCAGCAAATCGTCGGCGCGCTTGTGCGCGTTCTTATCGGCAAGGTGGAATCGTGATACCTGCTTATGCAGATGGTTTGCTGTTTCGCCCTTGAAGACTGCCGTCTTCTCGTAGGCGTATCGGGATATTTTCGCCAGCCCGCGGTAGTGATACCCAGAGGCCATAATGGCGCGCTCGTCCTTCCCTTTGCTGGTCAGGGAGGATTCAATTTTGTTGACCGGCCATCCCAGGCTCTCGCCTTTCTGCAGAAGGATGCTTCCCATACTGGCGTCTTCAATGAAAACGCCGAGGCTGCCATTTACAGCGACGCACTGGCCGGATAGCTCATTCAGCCGGGTGAAAACGGACGGAATCCACTCTTCCAGCAGCGCGCCGTCGATCTGCACCACATCCCAGTCAAGAATGGTCAGGCGCTGAATTCCGGGCCGGGTGTCTACGGCGTAGTAAACCACCGCCGTGCCGTCGTGATCAGTACCGCCCTTAACGGCGGTATCCATGACAGCGAAAACGGCCTGGCACATCTCAGGGTAATCGACAGGCTGATCCTGGTTTTCACCCTCGAACCATTTGCGGACGTCGAACAGCGACGCAGCGGACCAGTCGACGAACTCGGCCAGGAACTCCTGCCGGAAAACGCGAGGATCGTTGTTCTGTCGCTCTTTCTCCAGCTCCTCGGGAGGAACGAAGGGGTTTGATGACGTCGGCGCGTGATGCTCATGGAAGCCGAGGTCTTTGTTATGGCAGATGGCATAGAAGAAGTTTTCTTCATCCACACCGTCAGGCGTTGAGAATACGTAGGCCCGGCCTTTTGTCGTCAGTAGCGTCGGCTTAATCGACTTCGGCCAGATTTCCTTCAGCATTTCAGGCGACTTGGTAAAAGCCGCCTCATCGATCAGGATAATTTCGTACTCACGACCACGACCGGCCAGTTTGTTGTCGTTGGTGACCCAGAAGTCAATCTTCCCGCCGTTCTTCAGCAGCAGGCGCTTTTCCTGCCGGCTGAAACTCTTTTTCAGCGGCAACAGGATTTCTTCCAGCTTGTCGTAGATCTCCTGGTACTGGCGATACTCGGCAGTGAAGATACCGACCCGGCCGCCCAGCTCGATGTCCATGCCCGGGCGCCGAAACTGCGACGTTGCGTAGGTCACCGCGGCGCTCGACAGCATGAAGGTTTTCCCCCAGCGTCGACCACAGCGAACCGCATTCAACTGGTGATCCCAGGAATCAGACCAGACCGTTAACTGCCCGTTGTGTAGCGTGGGTAGGTAAATGTCGGCCATGATTTATCTTCCCGGTATTGGCAGCGAGTTATGCACGACGATCGCGTTATCCTTGTCGCCGTCTTTCAGTACATCAATTTCGAGCTCAACCTTTTCGGTCGCGGCTTCGCGGTAAGCGGCATCAACGCGCTGCTTGATAATCGCCGCCTTGGTGTACTCCAGCGACTCAATGCGCGCAGTGTTGCGATGCATGGCTTTCTGCGCCTGAGAGATGAGGTCGTGCAGATCTTTGGCCTGCTCGCTGGCGGCTGTCTCCAGCTCTGTCTGCCAGCGCCCGATATTCTCTGCCGCTGTCAGGCTCGCCGCTCGCAGCCAGAAAAGCTCATCGTCGAGCGTGAGCATCTGGGCATCTTCGGTGATGGCGTCAGAGAGCAGCATCCGGCGGCCATAGCCACCATGCTTTAATGCGTTCTGGTTGCCAGGCTGGAAGGCGTTCGTCGGCGGAGCAGTGCGCGATCCGCGTATCGGTTTCGTTTCTGGAGATTTTGAGTGGGCGCCTGTGTCGGGCTGGTTTTTTTTCACCTCCCCGTTTTTACTGACCCCGCCTTTCTCCTTCTGCGAATTCGCAGATTTGTTCGCACTTTTTTTTTGCGAATTCGCACCGTAAGTCGTTACTTTGATATAGCGTTTCGCAGATGAGTAATTCAGTCCCTGCGCTGCGCACCAGTCTTTCGGGGATATTCCTGTTTTGGCATGCTCGGCGAGGAACTGGTGTTGCAGTGCTCCCCAGTCCGGTTTTGCCATAGTCCTTACCTCGTTGTGACATTATCGAGCCACCTCTGGAAGTGGCTCTGTAATGCCCGATCAGTCCTTAATGAACTCTTCCGTGTGAATGCCGATTTCACCAGTAAGCAGCTGAGCACTGGTTGCGTCGATGTTCACTGATGTATGAGGGTTGGCGTTTTCGTTAAGCCATTTGATTACGGGCTTCACCACGTCTTCGAAGGAGGAGCTGCGAGCCTTATTAACGTCGGCAACGTGGCAGTCACCAAGGCACGGACCGCGACCAAGGAAGCAGTTAATACAGGCATGGTCATGGATTTTTTCTGGCGCCTTTGCTGCGCCCGCGCCACCAATGACGGCTCGGCATTTGGAAATCTGAGGCTCAAGGTGGATGGTAATGTCTACCCCCTCACTTTTGTCGCCATCATCTTCACACACCGGGAAGCAACGCACACTGTCAACGAGGTGGTCACGAAAGATACGTGTTTCCAGCGAATCGGGTGCTGTAAATAACTCAATATTTACTCCGGAACCGAGATTAATTTTCGGTTTATCTCTCGAGTACCCCTCAAACAATAGGCTTTCGACCAGATTGCGGGCGTTGATAATGCTGGAAGGCTGAGAAAGCTGCAGAAGCTGAACTTTCCAATACTTGATAACTTTCATGCTGTTTTCCTTTAGGTGTGAGCCTGTCGTACAGGAACGCCGCCCGAGAGAGGTCGCCACCTTTAACGGCGCTCCTCAGGCTCACGACTGAAAGACTCTCGATGGTTTGCGTGTACGATACGCATTAAAAAGCCCCGCTATTGCGAGGCTGTTATTTCAGGCACTGCGTGGTGATGTATTCCTGCAGGGCTCTCAGGGCTGTTTGGTCGCTGAGGATTCCGGACCGGATACCGAGAACGTTTCGTCCAGCAACTGCAGAGAGTTCGACGGTGGCATCATTGCCCATGCCGGAGGCGCTGGAGGTTTTGGCTGAGGCTGGCACAGGGCATTTTCCTTTGACGAGCACCCGACCACCATTATCAAGCTTGCGCCGAAGAGCATCATTTTCAGCTTTCGCATCCGCTAACTCCTTTGTGTATTTAGCATCGAGTGCATCTGCATCACGCTGGCGCTGCTGCATGTCAGTAATGGTGGCGTTCACCTTCTCCAGTTCACTGGCCTTGTTATCGCGCTGCTCTTTGTAGGCGATGGCGTTATCACGGTAATGATTAACAGCCCATGACAGGCAAACGATGATGCAGATAACCAGAGCTGAGATAATCGCGGTTACTCTGCTCATACCTCAATCTCTCTGACCGTTCCGCCAGCTTCTTTGAATTTTGCAATCAGGCTGTCAGCCTTATGCTCGAACTGACCATAACCAGCGCCCGGCAGTGAAGCCCAGATATTGCTGCAACGGTCGATTGCCTGACGAATATCACCGTGGTCAATCATCGGTAAAGCGCCACGCTCTTTAATCTGTTGCAGTGCCACAGCGTCCTGGCTTTTCGGAGAGAAGTCTTTCAGGCCAAGCTGCTTGCGGTAGGCATCCCACCAACGGGAAAGAAGCTGGTAGCGTCCGGCGGCTGTTGATTTGAGTTTGGGGTTTAGCGTGACAAGTTTGCGAGGGTGATCGGAGTAATCAGTGAACAGCTCTCCGCCAACAATGACGTCATAACCATGATTTCTGGTTTTCTGCCGTCCGTTATCAGTTCCCTCTGACCACGCCAGCATATCGAGGAACGCCTTACGTTGATTATTGATTTCCACCATCTTCTACTCCGGCTTTTTTAGCAGCGAAGCGTTTGATAAGCGAACCAATCGAGTCAGTACCGATGTAGCCGATGAACACGCTCGTTATATAAGCGAGATTGCTACTTAGTCCGGCGAAGTCGAGAAGGTCACGAATGAACCAGGCGATAATGGCGCACATCGTTGCGTCGATTACTGTTTTTGTAAACGCACCGCCATTATATCTGCCGCGAAGGTACGCCATTGCAAACGCAAGGATTGCCCCGATGCCTTGTTCCTTTGCCGCGAGAATGGCGGCTAACAGGTCATGTTTTTCTGGCATCTTCATGTCTTAGCCCCAATAAGGGGATTTGCTCTATTTATTTAGGAATAAGGTCGATTACTGATAGAACAAATCCAGGCTACTGTGTTTAGTAATCAGATTTGTTCGTGACCGATATGCACGGGCAAAACGGCAGGAGGTTGTTAGCGCGACCTCCTGCCACCCGCTTTCACGAAGATCATGTGTAGAAGGCCGCAGCGTAACTATCACTGATGAATTCAGGATAGTCAGTGGCTACGGCTCAGTTATGGTGCTGGTTAACGGACTTGAACCGCTACCCATTCGCTTACAAGGCGACTGCTCTACCATTGGAGCTAAACCAGCATGTTTGGCGGGACAGCGTGGACTCGAACCACGATAAGAAGGTTAACAGCCTTCCGTAATGACCTTTATACGACTGACCCAAATAAAAAAAATCCACCGTTGCAACTTAAGAGTCACTAACGGCAGCTTACCTTCTAATTATGGCTAAATGGATAATTGCATGTCAAGGCCTTTAACAGCAACATGCTTAACTTTCTCAACACGTTTACGCATTTTGAAAGCATTTTGCATTGGCTGGTACAAAACAAATAACGACGCTTTCAGGATGTCGTCAATTTCGTTTCTACAGGTTGCCAGTGAAGGTTTTCTCCATCCCTCGCCACCACGTCCACACATCTTGCGTGGCTTTGCAGTCGCGTGATAGTAGGATGCAATTGCTCGCTTAGATGAACCATGAGCGTAGTAGCTTAGGAGGATGCCAAAGGCTTTCTTGTCAATGTACATGACGGAATCGACGACCTGAGAAATCAACATTCCATCATCATCATTACACATTGGCCTTGTCATAACTCTTCCCGGCTCTACGCTCTCCATGAACTTCGCTATTACGCTGCTCATGCGCTTTTCCAGACGACCTGAATAAACCCATGCGCCCCACAGTTCAAGCCAGCCATTCAGCCACTCATGCTGTTCTTTGGTGAGGTTTAGTTCTCTTATGCCCACGCGCCTTCTCCCTGTACCTGAATCAATGTGAGGTTTCCGCAGAACACTGCGCCGGTATCGATATACATCTGGTTGGCAAATTTGAGTGGTTTCACTGCTGGCGTATGACCAAAGATGAACGTGTCCGCGCCTTTGATTTCTTTCACGATCCCGTCTTGTGAGTTGCCGATTCGTTCGCGGTTCCAGATTACCTGCTGATGATCAACTGGCTTTCCAAACTCGTATTCATCACAAGGATAATCGGCGTGGCAAATGACATATTTTTTACCTTTGCTCACCAGTTCGATGATTAACGGAAGTTCTTCTGCTTTATGGGCAAGAGCTTTAGCCAGAATCTCTTTGTCGTAATCGAGATTGAAGAACCAGCCACCGCCATTAAGCAGCCAGTGATTAACGTTTCCACGCTCTGATAAGCCATCAATCATCATTTGCTCATGGTTTCCACGTACAGCTCTGAACCAGGGGAATGTGATTAATTCCAGGCATTCAACGTTCTCTGCACCACGATCAACCAAATCTCCCACCGAGATAAGCAGGTCTTTTTTGTTGTCGAATCCAATCGTATCCAGTTTGTTCATCAGGTTCGTGTAGCATCCGTGCAGATCGCCAACTACCCAAATATTTCGGTATTTGCTGCCATCAATTCTTTCGTAGATATTCATGCAGCCTCACTTCTGCTGTTTCGCAGTTTTTTAAGTTTCTGTTGATACTCCGCCTTGATGGTCCTGCACTCTTCGACAGTCCAGCGATGGCGGTTATGGTTTGATTCGATTTCGTCTACTGCTTCCTGCCCGATGCGGCTAATCAGTTCGACGCGATACGGAACGAGATTTCCGCTTTTGTGCTGGTTGCACACCACGCATTGCTTGTGAATATTGCGTTCATCAAATCGGAGTTGAGGTGCCGCAGCAGTTGTCCGGTAATGTCCGGCATCCCACTGAGCAGACGTGAGCGTTCCGCACGAGATACATGGTAAGTCGCGGTCTCTTTCTCTGATGAAGGCGTTTACGGCTTGTTGGGCTTGTTTAATCCAGTAACTGCGGTGCTTTAAGGCGAGTTTTCGAATCTTCAGTTTATCTTTCTGTTTCTGCTCCTCTCGTCGTCGTTTCTTCTCTGCTGCTTTTTCCGCTTTTTTTCGCTGTTTACTTTGTAGTTTGAGTGCTAACTGAGTTCCGTGTTCCGGGCAGCACCACCACTGATTTGAGAATGCCGGGTGAAACCATTCCTTGCATATTTTGCATTTCCTTCGCGCTGGTTTAGCCATCGTCTTCTTCCTCGTACATTGAGCTATTCGGATCGCTCATCAGTTCTGCACAGCAGTGCTCACACACGTGAACTTCCAGCACATGCAGCTTCTGACCGCAGTTAGCGCACGTTAAAGCCCGCTCGACGCTTTCTTTCTGGTATTGGAGGGATTGGGATGGGCTAAGCATTATTGGCGTCCTGCATCATGAGAAAGACAATCATGGCGGCGCGGAGGGAATTTTCATGTATAGCTCGCTTAGATTTACAGTCGGCCACACCACGTGCACCCCACTCGTCTTCATCGAGATTGATGATGCTAATCCTGTACTTCTCAATAATCGGCCATGAGGCGCTAGGATCATTGCAGTAGTCAGGCAAAGGGTTTAATGGCTCAAAAGTTGTATCAGCATTTCCGTAATACCATTTGTTGGTGTTATTCCCTGATGTTTCCGGTTTACATGCCCAAAGGCCTTTAAAAATTATGTCTCCTACCATTCTGTTAATTTCAAAATCACTTAACTGTGAATAATCCATTGTCATTTCCTCGCACGATGTCTTAGCCACCGGATATCCCACAGGTGAGCCGTGTAGTTGAAGGTTTTTACGTCAGATTCTTTTGGGATTGGCTTGCGTTTATTTCTGGAACGTTTCGTTGGAAGGTATTTGCAGTTTTCGCAGATTATGTCGGTGATACTTCGTCGCTGTCGTCTCATTCGTACCTCCTGTCGATAAATCTGACACCCTGACCAATAGCCCAGGCTGTTGTGTACTCGATCAGACTTGCCATACGCTTCACGCTCATCTGCGCGCTGCTTTCGCGAATGTTGACGAATTCGCCTTCAAGGCCGCGCAAAACATCAGCTTCCTGTTTTGTTGCCACTGCATGACCGCTAATCAACAAAACCTTCCACTGTTCCGGTTTTAACCATTTGCCGCACCATTGAACCTGACGAGCGATATCCGCCAGCATCGCGTGAAATTTTGCGTTCTGGTCAAGATTGCGCTTGTAGTCAGTAATGCGGATGGTGACTGGCTTGTCTTTATCGAGTGGTGTTGCGAGGATGGCATTTATTGCGGCTTGCTGTTGTTGCTTACTTCGGAGGAAGATTGTTTGCTTCATCGTTACTCCTTCAATTTGACTCCAGCAGCGCGGATGTTTTCCTCATAAGCATCCATTGCATCACTGAAGCCATTGGAATAATCAACAGTAAACCCTTTGGCTAATGCTTCTCTGCTGTCGATAAACTTTGGCGCGGTTATTTCAATAGCTGATCGCGATGCCTGCCACGTTTGCCAGTGGCCTTGAACATCGTCCATCACGTATTGACCACCAATATCACCACTGCCAATTTCATGGTGATTTTCAGGGTAACGGATAAGGTCTGAAGATTCGCCCCCACGTCGCAACCAGCTTTCTTCAAACTGCTTTCTTGATTCGTCCATATCAATCCCCGTTAGTCGTTTCACTCACGAATCTGACAAAACCAGCCATGTTAATTTGCATGAGTTTTTTCAACACTTTGTCTCGCCGGCTACGTTTTGGTTTTGGCCTGTGGTTGAATCTTTCACAAACTGGAAGGCTTGATGATTTCCAGTACCTATTACGCCTTGCTCCATCTTCCGCCATATCGGCATGAATAAGGTCTGCTAGTGTGCTCATATTCACCTCTTCCAGTTACATTGGTTTTGTAATGTTGCTAGTCATCGTTCGAATAACAAAATGCGTAAGTAACCTTGCTTTCCACATGTAAATCTCTTCAAGGCGAGATAAATCTACGAATACCGGACCTTTGTAATCTGGTCTTGATGCCCTTATGTATGAGCTAATAGTTTGTGCATCTTGCTCGTCCAGATTCATGACTTCCCTCTCCCCCAAATAAAAAGGCCTGCGATTACCAGCAGGCCTGTTACAAGCTCAGTGATGTAGATGGTCATACGTCAGCCCCTTGTGCATATCGTCTGCCACGTGCAGCAGGTGCATTTGATGTTGTGCAAATCTGTCTGGCTTCATCCTGGTCACATGCAACAAAGTGTCCGTTGCAGAACCGCTGGTAAACCGTACCAAGCGAGCCAAAACGGTTTTTCGTCACGATGATTTCAGCAAATGGCGCGGCGCTACTGTTCTCGTCATATACCGCTTCCCGATAGAGCATGATGATTGAGTCTGCGTCCTGTTCAATGCTTCCAGAATCACGCAAATCTGCGTTTGTCGGGCGTTTGTTTGGTCGCTTCTCAACATCGCGCGAAAGCTGACTCAGGGAGATAACAGGCGTTTTCAGGTCTTTCGCCATCGCCTTCAGGCTTCCGGAGATGTGAGCAATTGCGAGGTCGTTGCGGTCTGCTTTCGGCTTCTCAATCAGGCCAAGATAATCCGCCATGATGAGTGACAGATTTGGATTTTCCTGTTTGTGCCGTTCTGCGATTGAGCGTATTTCTTCGACCGATAACCGCGAGGCATCGACAACCCATACATCCAAATCTGCAAGCTGACTCATGCCGTTAGCAACACGTGCCCAGCCTTCGTCATCCATCGCTGCAGGATTTCGCAGCACACTAACCGACATCCTCCCGGCGTTGGCAATGCTTCGCTCTGCAATCTGCAATGCGCTCATTTCCATTGAGAAAATCAATACCCCGCGCCGGACGTCAGAACCAGGAATAACGCGGCTTGCAACGCCTTCGGCAATCTTCAGCGCCAGTTCGGTTTTCCCCATACCAGGACGAGCAGCGATTATCACAAGGTCTTCTGCGTTCATCCCTCCGGTGATGGCGTCAAGTTCTTCGATTCCGGTCTTCAGGGTATCTGACTCTTCTCCGTTCCTCAGACGCCTGTCAAGCGTGTCGGTGTAGTCAGTGATGATTTCCCCTAACCGTACAGGTTTAACCTCGTCACGGGGCTTTCTGATGGCTGAAAGACGCTTTACAAGCTCGTCCATCGCCTGACTCGATGTATCGATGGTTCCGCTCTGAATTGGTTCACGCATTTCATCCATGATTTCCAGCACCAGACGGCGGTGATAGTTATCCGCGACCATTCCGGCATATCCCTTCAGGTTTGCGGCGCTCGGGCAGTTTTTGCTGGTCATCAGGATTGAGGTGAAATGCTCCTCTCCGCACGCCTCGGCAACCATCAGCGCGTCGATTAGGTTTCTGTTTCTCGCCTGCTTGCGGATAACCTCGAAGGCTTTCCGGTAGAGCGGAATTGAAAACGCTTCCGGCTCCAGCGTTGCCAGAACGTCGCTGGCGGTTGGAGTTAATCCACCAATCAGCAGGCCACCGATAACGCTCGCTTCGATATCCTGTCTCATGCTATCCCCCTGTCTGCAAACTTCCCCTCCCGTACTCCCGTTAACGAATCTTCCCTCAACAGGTAATCAAAATCAGCTATCCAGCCCGTGTCGTTGTCTCCGAAGTAAAACGGCTTGGCCTGATGCACAAACGCCCTGACATACGCTCTGAAACCGTCCACGTTTGGCGTTTTCAGTTGCGGGATGATTTTCTTCAGGCGGCGTTTGCGTTTCTCGTTGACCGCAACAGCGTGTGGAAGTCTGTCACCGACTTCGGTGTTGTAGGCGTTCAGGAAGGATTCGTAGTCGATTCGTTCTGCCTTTCGACGTTCAGGTTTAACCTGCCCATCACCTCCCCCATTGGGGGGTAGGGGGGTATTATTTATATTCTTGTTAATACCTTCTTGTTCATGATGTGCGGTTGTTTGTGCGGCTTCATGTGCGCTTTCATGTGCGGCATGCACTCTGAAAGCCGCGCCATTGCTGGCTTCGTCATGTGCGGCATCATGTGCGGTTGTTTGTGCGGCTTCATGTGCGGGTGAATCGTCCATTTTTTGAGCATATTCATGGTAATTTGTGATGGTAATCACACGACCTTTTTGCTTCTCTCCATCAATGGTGATCATCCCCTCTTTCACAAAAACCTGAAGCATCCGCTCAACCTGATCACGGCTTGCTGGCTTGCCATGCCTGTCGCATAACTGAAGACCTAAATCAGCTGCTGTCACAACCAGTTGACCGGGTTGCAGATGCCATTCATGACCTTTGAAATTCGCTTTGTATGGCTTTCTGGCGGCATTCAGGAGAAGGTTTTCCCACAGGGTGCGAAGATAAACATCTTTCGCCCATGACTGTTTCAGAATGCTCCGGTACAACGGAATGTAACCAGTTTTCTGGTTCTCCATCCTGTTGCTCCTGCGCTCGTGTGCGGCGCTGAAATCGTAGATTTTTGCTGTATTGCTCATAACTACCTGCCTTGACGAAAGACCTTAAGAACATCGTTAAACTGACTTACGGATATGTCTTCTTTGAGAAGCTTTTCCAGAAATGCGTTTGGAATGAACGTATATCCCTCCCTTTTGGTAGAGACGGGAGCAACGCCCTCGCCTCAGCCTTCAGAAGCTCAGTTCTGGCAACTTTCACAAAAGAGATTTGAGTTCTTTCATCAATGGAACGAAGGAAGCGCAAACGCTTAGCTTCTTTGTGTGTATCAGGTGGATTAAAGCCTTTGTTTCGCATATAATTACCTCGTTGGATGTTATTAAAATTCCATCTGGATTTGTTCAGAACGCTCGGTCTTGCACACCGGGCGTTTTTTCTTTGTGATTTCAGCAAGCGCATACTTAAAAGCCCTACTAATCGGACTGATGTCTGATGCCATTCCGAAAGCACACAAGACTGAAGCAATAAATCTCCAGTCCGTTCTGCTTATCTTCGATTCATGACAGCCAATCATCTTTGCCAGACCGCGCTGGGTAAGCGTTGACAGGTTGATGAGTAAATCTGTTTCTGCGCGATCAACATCGCGCTGTGATAGTTTGCTGTAACTTGTTCTTTCCATTTCTTAAGATTTCCAATAGTGAATAGTTAGTTGAAAGGTATGCGTGGAAACGCATATGGCCTTAGTTGGTCAGATATCTTGGGGCTCGCTTTTCAGCGACGTAGGACGAATGTCCATTGTTACAAAGAGCGGGGTTACTTATGCAGCCAGAAGGTTCTTTTTGCTTATTTCAAGCATTTCGCTTGCTTGATATTTGCCACCAGAAATCTCTTCGATTTTTGATGCGTATTTAGTTTTCCCAAAAAACTCAGTCTTAGGGAGGAAGCCGTTTTTGAGCCACTTATAGACAGCCCTTTCGCTAACTCCACAAGCCTTCGCAACTTCAGGGATGCCGACACCTTTAATCGGCTCATCAAGATTTTGCATAGGAATATCCTTTTTTCGTACTTTCAGTACGCATTATGGTTGAACTGAAAGTTTTTGCAAGTGCTTTAGTATCGTACTCATGGTTCAGAATGAAAAAGTGCGCAAAGAATTCGCCCAGCGGCTAGCGCAAGCCTGTAAAGAAGCTGGTCTTGATGAACATGGTAGGGGGATGGCCATAGCCCGTGCCCTTTCTCTTTCGTCCAAAGGCGTTAGCAAATGGTTTAATGCTGAGTCTTTACCGCGCCAGGAAAAAATGAATGCGCTTGCGAAATTTCTAAACGTTGATGTTGTTTGGCTTCAGCACGGCACTTCGTTAAATGGAGCGAATGATGAAGATACTCTTTCATTTGTTGGCAAATTAAAAAAAGGGTTAGTGCGCGTGGTTGGTGAGGCAATTCTTGGTGTTGATGGTGCCATCGAGATGACCGAAGAGCGCGATGGGTGGCTCAAAATTTATAGCGATGATCCAGATGCCTTTGGTCTTCGTGTGAAAGGAGACAGCATGTGGCCCAGAATAAAATCAGGAGAATATGTACTCATTGAGCCTAACACCAAAGTATTCCCGGGTGATGAGGTGTTTGTCAGAACCGTTGAAGGACACAACATGATTAAGGTTCTTGGCTATGACAGAGATGGAGAATACCAATTTACAAGCATTAACCAGGACCACAGGCCAATAACGTTGCCTTATCATCAAGTAGCAAAGGTGGAGTATGTGGCTGGTATTCTGAAGCAATCTCGCCATCTGGATGACATCGAGGCAAGGGAGTGGCTGAAAAATTCGTGACTTCATCGTCACATAGCTGGTAGCCAGTGGCCTGAAGAGACGTTTGGGTAATTCCAATTGTGATTAATAAAAAACCGATAGTGCAACATGTTATTGTAAATTGTTGATATAGCAAGGTATCACATGAGCCAAAATCTTGATTCAACACTAGAAACATACATTTCTTGGCAGTTAGAGCAATTTAAAAATAACTTTTTCCCAAGCTGCGACGTCATAGCGTACTACGGTGGTATCTTTCCATGGTCAAAAGAAGTTTACCAACCAAAACTTGAGGCTATTGGGGAGATGGCTAACAGTCGTACCAATAGATTTCTAGTTATTATACTCAATACAAATGGTGGCTCTGTTGAGTCTGTGGAAAAAATGGTAGAAATTACAAGGCATTTCTATCAAGAGGTATATTTTATCATTCCAGATATGGCCATGTCGGCAGGCACAATATGGTGTATGTCTGGAGATAAAATTTACATGAACTATGCTTCTTCATTAGGCCCCATTGACCCTCAAGTGCAATCCTCTGACGGTAAATGGGTTCCTGCTTTGGGATACCTTGATAAAGTTGAAGAAATGATTACTAAATCCAGAGAAGGAACCATTACCCAAGCTGAACTAATGATGCTTAGTCAGTTAGATCTTGCGCACTTAAGGAGATACGAGCAAGCCAGAGAGCTATCAATAGACTTGCTTAAGAAGTGGCTTGTAGAGTATAAATTCAGAGAGTGGACGGTTCATCAAGGTAACACAAAACGAGGAAAGCTAGTTTCCAAGAGGGAAAAAGAAGCAAGAGCTAAAATGATCGCTACCGCTCTTAGTGACAACGGAAAGTGGCATTCTCACGGAAGAACGATAGGAATAAATACTCTTATCAATGACTTAAGAATTAAAGTAGAAGACTTTACATACGACAAAGATTTTAGCATGGCGTTAAAAAATCTGCACAACGTCATTAATGAATACATGTATAAGACAAATCGACAGGTTCTTGTTCTGTCTTCATTCCCCTTCTCAGAACAAAGTGAGTCATAAATGAGCAAAGACAAATCACTGACACAGCAAGTGGCAGAAATACTTAGCAAGCAAAAAGTTAGCGAGCAAGGTAAAATGATTCAATCATTAAAGAACAACGGATTGATCAACAAGCCTGTTTTTACTTTGGCTTATGGACCTGATACTACAGTCTGCCAAATGCACCAATAACAAAACCCCACCCGGCCTCAGCGCCGGGTTTTCTTTGCCTCACGATCGCCCTCCCATATTTAATAGCCGCAAATGTGGTAAACCGCGAACCAACTCACCAGCAATACCCCCTCCAACTACAGACCAATCTGCAGCATTTACAAAAATAAATTTCCTTATATATCAAAATTATATCTCGTTGCATTAATAAATCACAAAATTTTCGTACCAATAGTTCTTGATAATGTCGAACTATTGGTTCAATATTGTCACATCAGCAGGACGCTGGAAGCCAAACGGAACAGACTGGCAGGCTCTTTAAACAACGTCGAACACTCGACTACGTGGCTGAAAAGCCAGATCACCCAACCACATAAGCTGTGGGATGCAATGCCGAAGCAACCGTCTCAGGAGGGGCTTCGAGATTGCATCGCCAAAGTTTATTCGGGAGGAATCCATGTCCAGAAAAACAGAATTTAAAGGCACCGCAGCTTCTCGCCGTAGAGCTCGTCGCGCAAATTTGCAAAGTCAGGAGGCGATCAGCTCCGACAAGCTACACAGGCCAACCCCTTCACGAGTGGTCTTGCAATGCAAGCGCAAACCAGCAATGAGAGCAGAAGTGATAACTCTGACAACGTTGACCAGAAAATATGAAGGTTCAACTTGTCTTCCAAATGTAGCTCTTTACGCGGCAGGCTACAGGAAATCAAAACAACTGACAGCAAGGTGACTTGTGTTGGTCGCCAGAAAACGAAGGGCAAATCCATCGCATTAATCTGAGGTGGCCCATGAAGAACAGCATCAAGTGCCCGGTATGCGGTCGTGACTTCGATCCACGCACTCCGGTCTGCCACATCAGCAAGTATCACCAGTCAGCGAAGAACTGCGAGCTGGAGAAGATACGCGATGCCCGGCGGCAATATTTCAAAGTAACAGCGAGTGAGGTTCGGTGATGGAAAATAAAACGGCTAACGGGATGTACGTACTGCGTGGTGAGCTGAAAAAGGGACTGATAGCGGAGCTGGTAAAGGCATACGACCAGCTGACTCAGGAGTCAGAAAAATTAAAGATCCTCGGACTCAGGTATAACACCCCTCGACGCATTGTTTATGGCTTTATGTATGAGGTTGCAGCATTAACCGTCAAGGAAATTATGTTTAAAACTGAGGGTGGCTTTTACATCCCACAGGATGACTTCGAATCGAGCGACGATATCGATTCATTAGCCAAAGAGATCATCGATGTAATTGACTGTAATGGCGCATTCCTTGAGCGCCTTCTTAAGGAGTAGCAATGAAAAAACTGTATGAAAAACTCCCGGTCGTAGTGCAGGGGGTCATTTTGGGTCTGCTTATCACTGCGGCCATTCTTCTTATCAATGCGGCCATTCTTCTGTCTACCCCGCCAGTCGTCATGTTTCTTCGTTGGTGGTTCAGAGTTTGGGGTGTCTGATCGGCGCAAGCATTACGCACAGAACGAATCGAGCGGGTCGAGTGGCCTGCGGTGAATAAACAAAGGGGTGAGGGTATGGAAAATTTGGACAATGAACTGAAAAGAGTAGTACAGGAACTGGCCAATGAAGAAGGCATCAGTTTTGCCGATGCCGTGGACGTTTCGATTAAGACGCTTCGTTACGAAATTCAGCACAGAAAGTCTTTTAATGGGTCGCCTGACCCCGATGGAGGCGCATCAGGAGTAGAGGTACGCCGACCAAATATCGAAGCGGCAAACAAAAATCGCTGGGGTTTGACGATTGGTGTAACTGGATAGATACGTAACTTGGTGGGATAAATAACAGGTAACTTAAGCGTATTTACTTTCGCAGCAAACCACTTATTTGAGGTGATATATGGAAGAACAAGCAAACAAGATTCTCGTAGAACTACTGAAAAAAGCCAGTAATGGAATAGACGCGGCTGTTTCATTTAGCCAGGCACATATTCCTGATGTTGTTCATCAGTTGCTGCTATGGAATATGGTTGACAGTCTGATTAAAACATTAATTGCCATTCTAACAATCCCACTGGTTTTCTGGTTTATGAAGAAGCAGTGCCAAAGAGTTGAGACAGGTAAAATCGGTGATGAAGGATACTCATGGGAGAGGGGAAATCCCAAATACAGGCCGACAATGGTTTGGGATAGCAAAGGAGATATTAACCTTCTTATCATGCCATTGGTTGGAGTTTTGGCTCTGTGGGGGGTTTTTATTATTGGTGTAGTAACCAATATGACTTGGTTAAAAATTTGGCTGGCCCCAAAGCTTTACCTTATCGAATATGCAGCATCATTGGTTAAGTAATTTCAGGCCGCATAGTCGGCCTTTATTTTTGGCATAAACAACAGAATAAACACTGCACTGTGTATTCATTCCAACGAGTGAATACACGGAGCAATGTCGCTCGTAACTAAACAGGAGCCGACTTGTTCTGATTATTGGAAATCTTCTTTGCCCTCCAATGTGAGGGCCTTTTTATATGCATACCAATAACGCTTCACTCGAGGCGTTTTTCGTTATGCAATCAAATATAAGGAGTTACCCATGATGCACTTTCAGCTCGCGGGTAGCGGCGTCATGTCCGCTTTCTACCCGCACGAATCTGAATTATCACGCCGAGTTAAACAATTAATCAGAGCAGCAAAGAAACAACTGGAGGCGTTATGCGCAATGAAATAGCCATTAATCACCAGATGCTTCGTGCGGCACAAAACAAAGCAGTAATAGCCAGATTTATTGGTGATTCCAAAATGTGGCTTGAAGCAAATAAAGCGATGAAATCAGCTATCAACCTTCCATGGTATCGCAGGAAATGAGTTTTACAGATAACTGGTCAGACGAAGAATTCATTCGTCAGATGAAAGAATTAATCGGTAACGAAGGAGATATTCATGTCACTTGCAACCACAGTGAAGGAGAGCAAGTTACAGAGACGCATGTACACGCAGAAAGCTCTCTGGTATCGCCATAATGGCGACCGCGAAGGAATGCGGGTATGCCTTAATTTGTCCCGAGTCGAAGTATTAAATCAGCGTTATTTCCTTGGGCCGTGTCCATTCTGAGGTGAATTATGGATTTGAACAAATTCGATGAGCCATTCAGCCCTGAAGATATCGAATGGCGAATACAGCAAAGCGGTAAAACACGCGATGGCAAGGTGTGGGCTATGGTGCTGGCTTATGTCACGAACCGGGCAATCATGAAACGCCTGGACGATGTTTGCGGCAAAGCAGGATGGCGCAATGAATACCGCGATATTCCCAACAACGGCGGCGTTGAATGCGGCATATCAATAAAGATTGATTCCGAATGGGTAACCAAATGGGATGCTGCTGAAAACACGCAGGTAGAAGCCGTAAAAGGTGGTCGTTCCGGTGCAATGAAGCGCGCTGCCGTTCAGTGGGGAATCGGTCGGTATCTGTATAACCTTGAGGAAGGTTTCGCACAAACATCTCTCGATAAAAAGCAGGGGTGGCACAGGGCAAAACTGAAGGATGGAACAGGATTTTACTGGCTCCCTCCATCGCTGCCGGGATGGGCAACCCCAGCATCAGATAACAAACCATCACCAGAAAATACCAACCAGAAATCTCCATCGGTTGATTGCGAACAAATCCTGAAAGACTTCAGCGATTATGCATCGAAAGAAACTGACAAGAAAAAACTCATCGAGCGTTATCAGCGTGACTGGCAATTAATGGCTGGCAATGAGGATGCGCAGGCTAAATGCGTTCAGGTAATGAACATCAGAGTTAACGAACTAAAACAGGCGGCATAAATGGCAAGCAGAGGCGTAAATAAGGTGATTATCCTTGGTCGGGTAGGACAAGACCCGGAAGTTCGATACTCACCATCAGGAACAGCGTTCGCTAACCTGACAATAGCCACGTCAGAACAATGGCGAGATAAAAATACTGGCGAGCAAAAGGAATTGACTGAATGGCATCGTGTTGCTGTATCCGGGAAACTGGCTGAGGTCGTGGGGCAGTATGTGAAAAAAGGTGATCAGATTTATTTCGAGGGAATGCTGAGAACCAGAAAGTGGAAAGACCAGTCAGGGCAAGACCGTTACACAACCGAGGTTCATGTCGGAATTAATGGCGTGATGCAAATGCTTGGCGGAATTGGCGACAGCAAACAACAAGCAGCCAGCAGGCAATCACAGAAGCCACAGCAGCAATCATCACCAGCACAACACAACGAACCTCCGATGGATTTTGACGACGATATACCCTTTGCACCAGTAACTCTCCCCTTCCCTCGTCACGCTATTCACGCAATTTAAGGACTTACATGAATCACTTAATGGTTGACCTTGAAACAATGGGCAACGGGCCATATGCGCCAGTTATTTCTATTGGGGCGGTATTCTTTGACCCGAATACCGGAGAAACAGGAGAAGAGTTCTCGGTAAATATCTCGCTTGAGTCATCAATGCGATATCGGGCGCGTCCTGACGCTTCAACGATTTTATGGTGGATGGAACAGAGTGAAGAAGCCAGAAAATCGCTAACCAGCAACACTCAAGAGCTTTCAACGGCTCTTTCATGGTTATCTGAATTCATCATAAAGAACGCCAACCACAAACTCGTTCAGGTTTGGGGGAATGGAGCATCATTTGACTGCGTTATTCTCCGCAACAGTTATTCGCTGACAGGGCAGCCAGTTCCGTGGCAGTGGTGGAATGACCGCGACGTAAGAACAATCGTCGAACTTGGGAAGGCAATAGGATTCGACCCTAAGCGAGATATGCCATTCAAAGGAACTCGCCACAACGCGCTTGATGATGCCATCCACCAAGCCAAATACGTTTCAGCGATCTGGAAAAAGTTAGCTAAATAATCAACAGGAGAAAACCATGCCAGCGCCTCTATATGGTGCGGACGACGCGCGCCGCTGTTCCGGCAATTCCGTATCGGAGGTGCTGGATAAATTCAGAAAAAACTACGACCTGATAATGTCGCTACCGCAGGAAACGAAAGAGGAAAAGGAATTTCGTCATTGTATATGGCTTGCAGAGAAACAAGAACGCGAGCGAATTTACCAGACATCAATCCGACCATTCCGCAAAGCCACATATACCAACTTCCCTGAATATATCGACCCGCGTCTGCGTAATTACCGCTCACGCTATGGCGCTATCAGTAATGACTGAGGAATTTACCATGAGAGGACTTGCATACAATCCCGGCATTCTTCCAGCAGAAATGATTATTCGCCAACGCGTAAAGCCAATGCCATCGAGAGAGGAATTGCTTAAGAGAAATTCTTTTCCATCAGTGAATCAAAACAAATATCTGAATGCGATGTGGCGTAAAGGAGGCAACCAGTGAGCGAGATTAATTACCAGGCACTGCGTGAGGCCGCAGAGAAGGCTACGAAAGGTCAGTGGGCTGTTGAATTCGACGATGAGATTTACTCCACTGACGGCGTGAACCATGAGCAAATAGCTATGGTGTTCAGTGAAAACGAATCGCGTGATGCTGCTTTCATCGCCGCAGCCAATCCGGCTACCGTCTTGGCGCTACTGGATGAACTGGAAAGAAACCAGCAATACATCAAACGCCGCGACCAGGAGAACGAGGATATTGCGCTAACGGTAGGGAAACTGCGTGTTGAGCTGGAAGGCAAAGACAGCAAAATAGCCAATCTCACCGCCGAACGCGATGCTCTTCGTGAAGGTGAGATGGGCGACGCTAGGCATAGCAACACACGGTCCGCAGCTGATATCTACTTCCAACTGGTCGAGGAGTGCGAAATTCCTGCTGGCGGATCTCTGGTCGAGTACGTTGATGATATGCGCGAGAAGCTGGAAGCCGCAGAGAAGCGCATTGCAGAACTGGAAGCCGAACCTGTAAGCCAAACTTACAAGTTGAACGAGCTGTCTGGCAATTCTCCGGTAACTCCGGATGGTTGGATAAGCTGTAGTGAGCGAATGCCGAATACCAAAACAGCCGTTCTTGTTGCCGTGGAGTTTGACAGGAAAGGTGACTGGCGAATGAAATGGGCTACTTACATCCCGGGGCATCCTGACGCTAATGATGGGTGGATAATTCCTGGTGCGTCGTGGAAACCGTCACACTGGATGCCGCTACCAGAACCGCCGCAGGAGGCAAAATGATGGATGTAAAAGAGAAGGTTTTGCAGGTGATGCGTTCCCGTTCTGCCCTGCAAGAGAAAGCTCTCGGCGGGGAATATCCATTCACGATAGCAACCTGGAATCTGCGGTTGGCAATGGAGAAGGAATTTCCTGATGAAGAATGGTGTTCGGCAGATTTGCGCAAAATTCTTATGGAGCTGGCTAAAGACGGAGCAGTATCCAAAGATACCCATGCCAGCCGGATTGGTCAGGCGGTATGGAGACTGGAGGTGCGGTAATGGCTAACCTGCAACTTGCCGTCAAAGGTGAATAACAATCCTCGAACTCGCGGGGATTTCTTTTATCTGAGCTCGCTACGGCGAGTTTTGTTTTATGGAGATGATAAATGCACTTCCGAGTCACAGGTGAATGGAATGGAGAACCATTCAACAGAGTTATCGAAGCCGAGAACATCAACGACTGCTATGACCACTGGATGCTGTGGGCGCAGATAGCACATGCAGACGTAACCAATATTCGAATTGAAGAACTGAAAGAACACCAAGCCGCCTGATGGCGGTTTTTTATTACCTGATTTGCAGGTTCGATTCCCTATTCGGAGATAGCACTCATGCAACACGAACTACAGCCTGATTCCCTGGTTGATTTGAAATTCATCATGGCCGATACTGGCTTCGGTAAAACCTTCATCTATGACCGGATTAAGTCCGGAGACCTGCCTAAAGCCAAAGTTATCCACGGGCGAGCAAGATGGTTATATCGTGACCATTGTGAATTCAAAAATAAGCTCTTAAGCCGCGCCAATGGGTAAAATAGCGGGTAAAATATTTCTCACATCTAAAAAACACCATTCCAATCAATCCCCTGCTGCTTCAAGTAGATGTCTGCAGGGGACACTTTAAAGACCTTTCTCTACATTTCACTTCATTACATAACCACTTAAAAAACAGTAATTTATCACCGAATCGGCCTGATTTTCATTTCAGTTAATTTCATGACATTACAACCTCGTGATGGTATAAGTGATGGTATTCCCCAGTTCGATATGCAGATACCATCAATTTACCAAAATGAGTACAGATATGGCCATTAATGTGCTTTCCCCCAAACAGATAGAAAACGCCAAGCCGAAGACCAATGATTACAAACTTACCGATGGAGGGAGTTTGTATCTACTGGTACGAAAGACTGGTGGAAAATACTGGCGTATGAATTATCGTTTTGATGGAAAACAAGTGACATTGGCATTAGGGGTCTACCCAGATGTCTCACTTGCAACAGCGCGGAAACGGCGTGATGAAGCCAGGCAACTACTAGCCGATGGTCGTGATCCTCGCGAAGCAAAGAAACCCAAAAAGGAAGACCCAATTTCCCCCACGTTCGAGAGTGTTGCCAGAGAGTGGCATAGTGGAACGATGGGGCATCCTGAGTGGAAAGAGATCACCCGTAAAAAAATTCTCCGAGAAATGGAAAACCACCTCTTTCCTGCCATCGGTTCAAAGCCTATCGATACGCTCAAAACCCGTGACTTGATGCCGATGCTGGTTGAGATGACTGAGAAAGGAATTGGTGCCACAACGAGCCGGGTAAAAACCACTATGACGAGCATCTTCCGTTATGCCGTGCAACGTGGAATTGTCGATTACAACCCTGCCCACGATCTAAAAGGTGCAATTACGGCCCCCAAAGTACGACATCGCCCCGCACTACCTCTCGAACGTTTACCTGAACTGTTAGCGAAAACGAGAAGTTACACGGGAAGACCATTGACTCGCCTAGCAGTTCTCTTTTCCCTGCACACTTTTGTGCGATCCAGCGAACTACGACATGCCAGATGGGAGGAGATCGACATTGAAAATGGGCTATGGACGATACCAGGACAACGTGAAGAGATCGCAGGGGTTAAATTCTCAGATCGGGGTGCAAAGATGGGGGCTGCTCATTATGTCCCGCTATCTAGTCAGGCTATCGGGGTACTGGAGGATATAAGGAAAATCAGTGGTGAATATCTGCTGGTTTTCCCCGGTGACAGCAACCCATATAAACCGATGAGCGAAAACACAGTTAATAAAGCACTGCGAACGATGGGTTACGACACTCAAACTGATGTATGCTTGCATGGGTTCAGGGCGATGGCCTGCTCTGCACTGACCGAATCAGGACTCTGGTCACGCGATGCAGTTGAACGGCAGATGAGTCACCAAGAAAGAAACGAAGTGCGGGCAGCATATGTGCATCTTGCGCAGCACATGCAGGAACGCCGCAGAATGATGCAATGGTGGTCTAATTATCTGGAACTAAATAAGGACGAATTTCATGCTCCTTATGACTTATCAGGTATTAACATTATCAATTAAATACTCTTATAATTTAAAACAGAGGTCATAATGCAGCATTCAACAGAGAATGAAACTATATTCTTAGGAAATCTATGGATTGACAAAAAAATACCACCATTAGAATATTGTTCATTTGAACGCGCTTCAAGATTATTAGAATGCGAGATTGATGATTTATTACACCTATACGAAATAGGCGCTTTTAATATCGCATTCAAGGCGGATGGACTTGCAGTTAGATTTAATGTTAATTTCCTCAATAAAAATCAGAAAATGGAAATTGACTTAATTCATCCCGTATTAACTAATCAATCACTAGAGATGGAGTTTTCAACAATATGGTATGACCTTAAAGATGATTCCTTTGAACATTTTGAAAATGGGCTTCAAATTATAGGATTTGCCTGTGGTATTTGGTACGCCGATGATATGATAAGTGACATAAAAAATGGATTAGCTATAGATCCAGATTATGAATTCAGGCTTAAACCGGTAAAAATACGAGATAATGTTTTGATGGCAACGGCCTCATATGAAGGAAATAAGGTCATTGATATTCCATTTGAAGATCTTCTTATCATGCGAAGAGATTTAGAGTTAATATGGAAATCAGTAAAAACTGGAATTCCTATGCCAAGTTTACTTACGAAAAGAATTTCATCTGAACCTAAAATCCCCAAGCGATTAAATAACACTGCTGAGCATCATGCAAAAAATAGGGAGGGGTTATTAAATGCAGCCATATATATTTTAGCAAAATACCCAAGCGAATGTCGTGGTGAAAGAAAAGAGATAAGTCCTGAAAAGTGGACTAACGCCATAATTAAACATTTAGGAGAGCTACCTCCAATATTTATCACTAATGAACAAGAAATCTTAAGAAAATTACGATTAGCGGTTAATCATGCGGGGTTAAAACAAAAGGGGTAGACTGAAACAATCTACAGGTAGAGTTGATTACACTACCTTCACAGCATTTTGATATCCCCATAGTATCTGCCGTGTTCATTACATAACACGGCAGGTAATTTCATGACATTAAAAACTTATCCTATCACTGGACATGCCCGCCCACGAGCTACTGCTGACTTTTTGCAAATAAGTACGGTTACTCTCTGGCGCTGGGAAAAGAACAATCCTGAATTTCCCAAATCTATACGCATTTCAAAACGGGTATCTGTTTACGATGCACAAGAAATTAGGCAGTGGGTTAAAGCTCAATCAGCAGGATTGGAGGAAGTAGTGTAATGACAATATTAACAAAGCTGGGGAGAAAAAAGCCTCCCCAACGTATTAATCAATTCTTTGGTTCTAAACCTCGGCTTTGTAACTCTTTGCGTAGAATGCGCTTGATCCAAGCCGCTAGCGATTCATCGCCATCCTGCTGTTGTGCTTGTTCCATCAGTTCACGCAGTTCAGGGTCAAGTCGGAACTGGAATGGCGGATTCCCACGTCTTTCATTTTTGTGTGTTGACACGTCAATTACACCCATTGTAATGTATTTATGTGTAATGACACATTACACACAGAAAAACAAAATAGCAACGCCCCGGAGTGTTTGCAGCAGCACCGAGGCGTCTGACCAGCACGTTATATGAGGTAACGAAGATGGCTAAACAGAAGTGTACCTGGTTATTTGCGGCGATCAACCGCAGTCAACGTAATGCCCGTCCGGTGATGTTAAGGATCATCGCAGATAACGAACGATCAGCGCGGCGCAGACTTGCCCCGGACTATGTACTGAGCTTTGCCGGGCGCATTCCCTGCGGAGGTGAACATGCGTAATTATCCGCACCCCGGCGAACGCTGGCAGCATGAACGTGGCTGGACGGTCACGATTATCCGATTAATAGAAGCCTGGCGCTGGTTAATCCTGAATTCAGCTGTGAAGTGCTGATACGTCATGACAGCGACAACCAGCTATCCTCCTGCCCTCTGGCATGGTTTGAACAGCGGTATACGCGCCTGTTTGATGTACCGCTCTTTAAGCCTGCACCAGCTCCTGCAGGCGGTAGTGGTTCCGGCCCGCTGACACTGCATCCGTCTGTGCTATTTATCCGCTGGCGGGAGCGTAGCATATGGCGCTCTGCTGAGCCTGACGACGGTCACTATTCAAAGTTTCTCTGACAAAATACCGCTGAAAACGGAGTAATCCACGATGAATATTTCAAACGGGCACAACGGTGCTCAGGGCCACACTTTGCCTGAAAAACACAATACCGGTGCTTTTGCCTATGGGTTGTCAGAGGACAGTTTCGGAAAGCTGACCCGCGCAAGAAATGCCTGCGACATGCTCCAGCTTCTCTTTTCTGAATACCCGTCTCAGGCCGGAGCACTGGACGCTGGCTGTGCGCATGGTGTCGCCGCGCTGATGGAGTACCTGCTGGCAGATTTGACGGATATTGCACACAGCTGCGCACTGATTGAAGGAGGTGCCAGATGAACCAGCCGCAGGTTTCCATTTTCCCGGCAGAAATGACCACCGCGCTTTACCGGCGGGCTATTGCTTCAGCATGGCGGCAGAAAATGCTGAACGAAACTGGCAGTGATCAGTATGGTCCGCACAGCCTGACGGTGGAGCGTATTGAAATGGCCATTGCGCTGCATATCGAGTGCGTACTGATTAACGAGTACGGCGAAGTGCAGGGCGCCGCTGCCGCGCTGGCACTGCTGACTGACATGCTGGAGCCGTCACTGCTGACCGCGCCGCCGGTACTGACCGCGCGCGGCTGTGAAGTGATGGCGGAGATGTACCGCACGCTTCCGGCGGCCTTTGATGACTTCTGCAGTACCGGTGTGACGTTGTATGAGGGGGAAGTATGACAATACAGACGGTTACGCAGATTTCAGCCGCCGCACGGGGGAAATGGCCCGTTATTCTGCAGATGCTGCGTATTGATGTACCTGAAAACGGCAGGCACGGTCCCTGCCCGAAATGTGGGGGCAAGGATCGTTTTCGCCTTGATGACCTTGACGGGCGCGGGACGTGGATCTGCAGCCAGTGTGGCAATGGTGACGGTCTGGATCTGGTTAAGCTCGTAACCGGTTACAGCGTCAGAAAGGCTGCGCAGGAGGTGGCGCAGGTGCTTAATGTGCCGGATGTGCAGGAACTGCCTGTTAAGCCTGCCAGACAAAAAGCCCCTAAACGCGACATGGGTCTTACCGTGGCGGCGCTGATGAAAGAGAGCCACACGGGAGAAAGCGCCTATCTGACAGGAAAAGGGTTCGCCGGATACCCGGCCTCTCTGACCGGAAGCGTGCAGCATATCAGCGGTAAGGATTTTCCTGCCGGTTCCCTGCTGTTACCACTCACGACCAACACCGGAGCCGTGACCGGTGCACAGCTTATCGCCCCGACGGGTGAAAAAAGCATACTGCCCGGCAGCACGATGAAAGGCGCGTTTGTGTCGCTCAGCCCGTTACCGTCTGAACCACCGGTACAGGTGGTGATTACCGAAGGTTACGCTACGGCGCTGACGGTAAGCCAGCTCACTGCCGGATGCGTAGTGGCTGCCATATCTGCGGGCAACCTGCCCAATGTGGCGCAGTCGCTGCGGGCACGCTGGCCTGAGGTAAAAATTATCATCGCCGGTGATAACGATTTTCAGGACGGGGGTGAGAATCCCGGCAGAGCCTTTGCTGAACGGGCGGCAAAAGCTGTTGGCGGCTGGATGACGCTGCCACCAGGAGAGATTAAGGCTGACTGGAATGACTTTCATCGGGAGCACGGTATTACCCGTGCCCGTGAAGCCTTTCGCAACGGTCTGGTACTGTGCGGGGAAGGCCGCACGCAACTGCCGCACGGGTTCCGTCTTACCCAGGAATATCTCTGGTATGAAAAGCAGGTACAGCGCAACGGTGAGACGGAGATCCAGAACGTCAAAATATGCAGCCCGCTGCGCGTGACGGCAATCACCTGCGATGCCGATGGCGGTAACTTCGGACGACTGCTGGAATGGGAAGATACGTGGGGTGAGTGTCGCCGCTGGGCGATGCCGATGGAAATGCTGAGCGGCAGTGGTGAGGAACTGCGCCGGGTACTGCTGGTTAACGGGCTGTCTTATATCAGCACCACCGGTGAGGCACGCGCACGCCTGATGGAATATATCTCACTGTGTAAACCGGAACGCCGCGTGACCTGCGTCAGTCGTACTGGCTGGCATGGTCAGGTTTACGTCCTGCAGGATGAGGTCAGCGGTGAAGGTGCAGAGGGTGTCATTCTCCAGACCACTTCCGTGCAGGGGCGTGATTTCCGCGTGTCGGGCACAACAGAGGAATGGCGGGAGCATGTATCCCGCTACTGTACCGGCAACTCCCGCGTGGCATTTGCTGTCAGCCTGGCCTTTGCTGCACCACTGTTACGGCTGGTTGGTATGGACGGCGGCGGCTACCACCTCAAAGGGGAATCGACAGACGGTAAGACCACCACCATGAAAGCGGCAACCTCCGTCTGCGGCGGGCCTGACTACTGGCAGACATGGCGGGCCACCGGCAACGCGCTGGAGGGATGCGCCAGCCGCCGCAACGATGCCGCCATGATGCTTGATGAGATCCGGGAAGTTGACGGACGCGAGGCAGGCAATATCGCCTACATGCTGGCAAACGGTCAGGGCAAGGGCCGTGCCGGTACGGACGGTGAGCTGCGTACCCGTAAGCAGTGGCGCCTGTTGTTCTTTTCAACTGGCGAGTTGTCTCTGACCGAACATGCGGCAAAGGCCGGTGAGCGTACTTTTGCCGGGATGGAAGTCAGGATGATCCAGATCCCCAGCGATTCCGGGAAGTTTGGCGTTTTTGAGGAGCTGCACGGCTTCGACAGCGGCAAGGCTCTGGCAGAGCATCTTGAATGGGCCACGTCCTGCTACTACGGTTCGCCGTTCCGGGAGTGGCTGAAAGCACTGACCGCTGATCTTAACGGACTAACGGCACAGGCAAAATCGCTGATGAAGGAATATGCTGCCGCCCTGACTCCTAAAGATGCAGGCAATCAGGTGGGCCGGGCTGTGAACCGCTTTGCACTGGTGGCGATGGCAGGTGAACTGGCAACCCGTCTGGGTATCACCGGCTGGCCTGAGGGTGAAGCACTGCGGGCAACCCGCGTCTGCCTGAACGCATGGCTGAAAGATCGCGGGCACACCGCCAATCAGGAAGATATCGCCGCACTGGAGCAGGTTCGCAGTTTCTTTACCGCGAATCAGTACAGCCGCTTTGCAGACTGGTATGACGAGCGCAACCGCCCCGGCAATATGGTGGGCTGGCGCAGGGTGGAGAAAGGCAGTACCGCGCAGGGCACGGAAGCTATCACTACGTTCTATGTCATGCCGTCCGGCTGGAAAGAAATCTGCAGGGGATTTGACCCGCGCAAGGTGGCGCGTCTGTGCGTAGATCGTGGATACCTGCTGCCCTCCACTGATGGCAAACTCCAGACAACCATTCGCCCGCCAGAGATGAATCCCCGCAGGCTCTATGTCTTCAACAGCGAGGTGCCGGGTTAAGGCTTTGCGTGAGTCTTATTTATTAAGGGTAACAGGTGAAACAGGTGGAACAACCGTATTTTACAGGGCTGAACCTGTTCCACCTTCTGAAATAGTGAGGTGGAACAGATGTAACGCCAGCCAATCCGCTGTTCCACCTTGTTACCCGCGATGTTCCACCGGTGCAGTGTATATAAATGCCTTATAAAACAAAGCAGTAACACATGTTTCACCTGTTCCACCGCATCAGGGACATAAAGCAGACTGAAACAGAGGGTATTTTTATCTGGCTGGCTTTCATAGCCACGTCTGAATAACCGCAAGCGCCCGTTGTGCCAGCCACCACACACTGAGCACCGATAGTGTGCTTGTGTCAGCCACGACACAATTGACGTAACGAACCAACCCGACAGGAGAAGTCATGAACAACACCGCAGTGAATATCAACCTTTCCACTTTTCCGGCTGTAACGCAGCGGGCACTGGAAACCATGAACACAGCCAGAAACGCATGGCTTGAAGCACGTCGTCAGCAGAAAGCGGCAGCGGATAATATTGCGACAATCCGCCAGCGTCGCGCTGAAATGGAAGCCACGACGAACACACTGAATGAGGAGTGGCGCACGCTGTTTCGTGAAAGTCAGGGCGTGGTCTCAAAGGAAATGAAAAAACTGCGCACGGAAATTGCGCTGGGACGAGAAACGCTTGAGGATTTTGATGAGCTGCTGGCGGCTCAGGAAAGCGAAAATGCACTTTTGCCGCAGAAAGCTGCGGAATTAGCCGGAAAGTATATCCACGCGCATAACATTCTTGTGGATATTCGCGCAAAACAAATCTGGGAAGATTTTATGCAGTCGCATGGAAAAGCGCTTATTCAGACGCTGAGCCTGCTTAAATCCACAATGGGCCGGGAAGCCAGTGCCGTTGTGGGTGTGGTGAATTCAGTTAATGACCCGGACACAGTGCTGAAAGACTTTATTCATAAACATATCACCAGACCGGCTCTGGCTAACGATGCGATGCCTGAACAGGACCCGGTGTTTAAACTGGCGGGAGTTGCCCCGGATTATGCGGCGCGTCTGGATTTCAGTAATCAACTCTCTCCGGCAGCTATGCATAAAATAAAGGTTCGTCAGGAACTTGCTGAGAAGGAGAAAGCAGTATGACGGCCCGAGGCACACCTGACCAGGCACTTACCAGTTTTCGGAATGCCCGTATTCTGTGGGCCGGACATAGTGAGAGCCGAAAAGCCGTTGAACAACAGATAACATCTCTCCTCGCTGCCACAGAAAAACCAGCAGATTATGCCCGACAGCTCGAATTACTGCGGGAACGTCTGGATGTGCTGAAATGGCAAATTAACTGTGCTGCTCGGGAATGCATTTACTCGCAGCATTTATTGATGGAGGCCTGCACAGAAGCTGCTCTCAGCAATTTTATGCAGGCGAATGGGGCAGCCCTGACATCTGCACTGGCTCCGTTCCTGAAGGGGCGCGGAGGGGTTGACGTTGCGTCCCGTATATTACGCAGTGCTCTGGTTCGCCAGCTGGCAATAACACCGCCTGAAATTGCCGGGGATTATCGTGAGATCCTGGATGAATCCGGTTTGATGCCAGACCCCGGGATGATTCGTGATTGCCAGGGCTCTTACACCCCGGCACAACATCTGCGTTTTCAGCAACGCCTGAATGACATTAACGATATACAGGAGTGATATTAATGGCACTTAAATGTCCGGAATGCGGTACAGTTGCACACGCCAGAACAGCAGCCTATGAAGCTCCGTCAGTTAAACGCTCGTGGTATCAGTGCCAGAATCTGGAATGTTCCTGCACATTTACGGCACTGGAGAGTGTGGATAAGATAATCATGAAACCCCGGCGCAATGAACAGGAACCAGACAAATCACAACCCCCGGTAAAACAACAGCAAACGCTCAATCGCTATGGCTCCGCGTCAAAACTGTCAAGCCGTCAGCAGATTCCTATCTGATTAGAAAAAAACGCCCACGTAATCCCGGTCGAGTACCGGGATTTTTAACACCTTTTCCCTGGCTGGCCTGAGAGCGCATGAGTGCATGTCTATGGCGCATGAAAACGCATGAGCCTTATGCACCATTTTTGACGAGAAAGCCCTTGTGTGGTGGCTTCTGAGACGATTTATGAGGTGCATGAAAACCAGTCTGTTAAGCGAAGCGGGCAGGCGTGCGGGGCTGCCCGCGCAGAAGGAGAAAGAGGTGTATTCAAAGTATTTTTCTACCCATGACATTTTTTGAATTTTTTTCCTGATCCACAATAGCAAGGCTCATTTCTTCCCATTTTTTTTTCATTATTAACTATAGGGAATGTAGACATATATGATGTCGGCTTAGGCAAGATGTCTGTAAGAACGCTATACTCCTTCATGGATTTTTTCGCTAATAAGCGCTCATCCTTTGTAAGTGGCTCATCAAACTTACAATAAACAACATCTTCAGAACGGCCCTCAGAATCTTTGCTTTCCGTTGCAATAATTATCAACTTCTTAATTTGACTGTATTTATACTTCGCCACTAGTGCATACATTTGCACACAAGAAAAACGCTCCAATCTATATTTTTCATATGATAACCCTTCATCACGCGGAAAGAACAAAAAAATATAATATTTGCCTTTTTCGTCAATCGACTCAACAATCCTAGAACTTCTTCTATTAGTAGGAACCTGTTTGAACTTTTCTATAAATGCCTTAGAAAGATGATATCTTGACACTCTGCTTTCTGCTGCCAGTTGTCTAACTGTTTCCTCATGACTATGAAAGTCATTTTCTATACCCAAACCTACAGTTGCAGTAAGAATTGATTCCGAAAGTCTCTGTATCATTTCATCCCAAAACACACTTCCTTTTTTCATTGCCTTGTAATAATCATACTGAGGAGATTTTTTTAACACTTCCCACTCATTTTCTGCTATTTGCACAAATGTATTTTCAGGTACCAATTTCTCATCTACAATCACTCCATGCCCGCTCAAATATGCAGCCAAAGTATCATCTTCTCCTGGACTTAATCTCAGAAGGCCAGAACGGACAACACGTTCCTTCTCTTTCAAGTAACTAACAAAGTCAGTAATTGTATCTAACTCCGACAATAAGAGATTTAATGACAATTCATCTAACACATGAACAAATGTTTTATTTGGATAAATATCTCCAATGGAAAAAGGTTGCTCCATACTTTCCTTTATTCCAAATGAGAAAACATTCATGAGAGTACCAGAACTCCCTTCAGCTATACGTGAAAAGAAATTAGATGCAGGAACCGAACTATTATTGGTTACAGCGATAAGGAAAAACCTCATATCTCTATTTATTTTAACTGGAAAGGGAACTTTGCATTTTTTATCTAAGAACAATCGTCCATGATGATCTTTTAAAAACTTCTCTGCCCCATGTAACTGAACAGCCGATTCAGTTATGGATTTTTTAAACCATCTTTTCCATGCTACAGAAACTTCAATCTCTTCGTTAAAGTTAATATCCTTATCTGAAAATAAAATCACATTATTTTCAAAAACAACTAATAAATCACACACCTCCTTCCCCGATTTGTTTTTAGAAAGCCCTTCATCACTATACACATTAGGATATGACCATAAACCAATAAACGCACTATTAGCCAGTTCTATTAATCTTTTTTCAGTTTGATTAACTCCCTGCCCTTTGTTAATCACTTTTAACAT